TCGTATCTTAATGTTAAGCGTTAAGCGCACAGGAGATAAAACGCATAAAAATTTAGATTCAAAAGGTTTTCCAATTTAGACTAATATATTAGTCAAAAATGGTTTATTTGAGTAAATTAGCTAATATATTAATCAAAAAAAAATGGCAAAAATAATTTTAGAATTCGATTCATGTGAAGAGCAAGACGAAGCTAGGACGGCACTAGATGGTTATAAGTGGAAATTAGCCGTTTGGGACTTAGACCAAAAGTTGCGTGGCGTTGTTAAGTACGAATCAAGTATTTTAGAGTACAGCGATAAAGCATCAAATGCAGAAATAGAAGTAGCTGATGCGGTACGTTTAGAGATTAGAGAAATTTTAAATAGTTACGGTTTAAATTTAGATTAAATGACAAACGTAAAAAATTACACTGATATTGATTTATTGGAAAAAGTCAAAACGCTCAAAGGTTTTAAAGGTATTCCTGAAACTTACTGGATTTTAGCCGTGCGAAGTCAAGAAGATGAAACAGATAAATTCGATGACAAATTATATTTATTTCGTGGATCAAAATTCGTCCTGGTAACTTCATGTACAACGAACAAGGGAAATAAAGGTACTGGCGTTGTTTGTGCGAATGTTTGGAACTATGGAGCGTATCAAATAGGTAAGCACAAAGGCAAAGTTAAGGCCGGACTTCAAAGAGTAGGTTTTGAATATCAAAGGGACTTTACTGCAGATGGCAAAACGAATCCAACAACTGAAGTTAAAACAGATATTCGGGGGTTTAATTTTCATCCAGCAGATCATGACATAAACCGTAATATTGTAAAGAAAAATATCGGAGGTTGGAGCGAGGGTTGCATTGTCTTAAATGACATACCAACATATTTGAAAGTAATTAATTTATTAGAGCCACAAAAGATTTGGTCAATGGTTATAGTTGACGAATTTTAATTATCTTTGCTTAACTTTTTTCATAAACACTAAGTTTTTAGTTTTCGTTTAGGTACATTAAAGCACTTCGCAAGGGGTGCTTTTTTAGTTTATACCGTTTATCATTGATTTTTACCGTTCATCACAATTATAGTATTTTATCAAAATTGAGTTTGTAGATTTGTTTTATAGTTAGCCAAAACTATTAAAAAACTGGAGTTTTGGCACAGTTTAAATTAATTAAAAATTAAAAATTATGAATGAAAAGAAAATCGCTCTAGTATTTTTCGGAGCTTATGTAGCAGTATTAATATTTTGGTTAATTGTTTGAGTTATGGACGATTTCCCAATACTCAAAATGAAAGACACGCTTAAGGATATTGAGCGCCGTTTAAGCGAAAAAATCGAAGCGGACAATCCACGCTTTGCAGATGAAATTCAGCAAGACGAATTAAAAGTAAAGCAGTTGAAGAGGTCAATCGCTATTTTAGAAAGTAATAAATATTAAGATGGACGAAAGAGATTACAAAGCAATGAATGCAGAACTAAAAAATCAAACAGCAGTAGAATTTTTAGTTGACAAATGGGTAAGACAAGGAACTTTATATAGTTCAGATTGTAAACAAGCAAAAAAAATGGAGAAGCAACAGATAATTGATGCTTTTGTTGACGTTTCAAAAGCTAATTGTGAAACATTTAAAATTCCATTTACAAATAAGGATGAAAAAGACTTTACAGTAATTGCAGAAAATTATTTTGAAGAAACTTATAAAAAATAGTATTTTATTAAAAGTAATTTACTATATTTGCACAAACGAAAATTAATTAATTATGGAAAACAAGAAAGATCACTTTAGAAAAGTGTACAAGAGCGACCATTTAGGCGTTGCGGATTTAGAAGATTTTAGAGAAAATAATATTTCTTTGATTTTCACAATCAAACAAGTTAAGCAAGAATTTAATGTTTCTGTTGCTGGTAAAAAAGGCGATTTTAATATTGCTTATTTTAATGAAAGCATTAAACCTTTAGTTTTAAATGCTACAAACTCAAAAATATTAAAAGGGTTTTCAGTTGGTAAAAGTCCATACGTTCAAGACTGGGTAAACATTCCTGTTGAATTGTACATTGACTATTCAGTAAAGATGAAAGGCGATATAGTTGGGGGTGTACGAATTTCTCCAGTGCAGCCTAAAATTCAAGTAAAAGAAAAACCATTTTTTACTGAAGCTAATTTTGAAAAGGCAAAAATCGCAAATGCAACAATCGATAAAATCAAAGAGGTTTATCAAATAACAAATGAAGTTGAACAAAAATTTATTGAGTATGTCAAAGGAAATTGAACAAAGAACAGACGAATGGTTTAATCAAAGATTGGGACGTTTTACAGCGTCCCGAATTGACGAACTGATGGGCGTTAAAGGATTAGGATTAACTGGCGAAGATTACGCATTTCAGAATGCTTGTGAGGTTGTATTCGGACGTAATGAAGAGGAAAGTTTTACTTCATTTGACATGCAACGAGGAATCCAATTAGAGCCGTTAGCACTGGCAAAGTTTAATGAAGTAAATCAATTTAATTTCATCAAAGCAGAAACAGCTAGTTTTTTCCCATTTGGGGAACATGCTGGGGCAAGTCCAGACGGTTTAATTGGTAGTGATGCGATTTTAGAAATCAAATGCCCACGCCCAAATAAATTTTTTAAGATCGTAGAAAAAGGAATTTCCGCAATAGATAGACTTTACATTAATCAGATGCAAATGCAAATGCTTTGCACAAATTCGCAAAGATGCCATTTCTTTAATTATATTATTTATAATGGAGTTGAGATGTGGCACGAAATAATTATTGATCGAGATGAAACTATAATAGAAAAAATCAAAGAACGAATTGAAATAGCAGTTGAATTAAAATTGCAATTTATCGAATCGTTAAAAAGTAATATTCAATTTGAATTAAATTAAAAACAAGTAAGATGCAAAGCAAAAAGGATATTGAGCGTGAAGTAATTGAAAATTTTAATATTTTTCAACGTAAAATTTTAACTTTTGAGGCGAAAAAATATAATGGAAATTCAAATGAAGTTCGATATTCTTTTTACTTTCATGATAAAGAATGTAGTTTTTCCCCTCCGATTATAGATTATGCAATTTGGAACTGTGAAAAACAAGAATTTGTTGAGTTGCTTTATCCATGGCGGAAAAAAAATGGAGAATTAAAATATAATGTAATTAAATTAAAATAAAGTAAATATGAGTGCAATTATCCAAATGTCGATTGATGTAACAAAGATTGACAAATCAAAACTTAAAGACGGGAAATACTTGAATGTAAGTATTTCAGTAAACAACGAAACGAAATTCGATAACAACGTTTCAATGTGTTATAACCAAAGTAAAGAGGAGCGCGAATCTGGCGCAAAGAAAACCTACTTTGCAAATGGCAAGGTAATTTGGACAGACGGAGTTATTAAAGTTGCTGAAAAAGCTATTCAGAATGATTTGCCAAGTGGTAATGCAGTTGCTGAAACCGACTTGCCATTTTAATTTAATCAAGGGGGTGCGCATCTTTAACGCATATTTAAATAAAAGCTATGTTTCAGAAAACAAAAACTTATGAATTAATTTATCGAAGTTTAAAAGAACGAAAAGTTTTAAATGAATATGCTGATTTTTCTAGTTATTCAGATAATACATTTACTTACCAATATACTGCAGATTTTATTGCCATAAACTTTGAAATTTCAGCAGAAAAATTAGTATTAATTGATAAAATGGCAATAATAGATTTATTAAATTTAGAACAATTAAATTATTTTTTAATGACTTGCAGTATAAATGAAAGTCCAATATTTCACGCTAAAGTTTTTGAATGGTCATCTTATAACTTTGCAAATCCAAATTAATCTAAAATAATTCTATTTTTAAAACCGTTAATTACTAGTTAGTTAACGGTTTTTTTAATTTATTTTCAATTATTTTCTTAATAAAGTATTGTTTTATTAAAAAGTATTAGTACATTTGCTGAAACGAAAACGAAAAGATTATGAGAATTAAAGCAAAAATTACACCGAAAGAAAAAGCGACTAACAGACGTGAAACTCAAAAGTACGCTAAATGCGCTGCATCAGGAATGTTATTTGATGGTATTGCAATGAGAATTAGAAACGTTTATTTCAACGGGAAATTAAACGATGTTTTAACTTACGATTTCACTTATAACGATTAAGCTATGAATAAGAAAGCAATAATGCAAAGAGCTTGGTTGACTTACAAATGTGGACCAGCTAGATTTCAACGATCATTTTCTCTTTGTCTTAAGACGGCTTGGGAAATTGCCAAAAGACCTCAAATGATTAGCCTTGCAGACAGCGAAGCGATATCAAAAGCAATACTTGCAGTATGGTAAGCTATAAAACTAAAAAAGAAAGCATGAAAAAAGAAAACATTTACGTTGTAATTGATAGCGCAGAAAAAAGAAAAAGAGCTGATTCCATTTTGGAAAATGCTGGGGAAAATATAGGATGTATTAATTTTGATGAAAAGTATAAGTACTTAAGATTTGACACTTCAAATGAATGGAATACTTTTAGCTTTGTATGGACTTCAGAAACAGAAATAAATTTAGACCAACTAGAGGAACTTTTAAATCCAAAAGAAGAGGTTAAAATGGAACTAGATGCACTCAAATTAATTGCTGAAAGTTACGGTTTTTATTTAGTCGAAAAACCTAGGGAAATAAAAGTAGGAGATTTTGGCAAGTTTTGGGATTGTCCTACTACTTGCCCAGTGTACGGTTATTTACAATTTATCTCAAAAGGAATTTATTGTTACAGCCCCACCTCAGGGAGTTCATATAGAAACTTTGCGCATTTAACAGACGACGAAAAAGCACAATTAATTCAAAATTTGTAAGATGAAAATCAATATTGAAATAGAATATCAAAATACACCTGAAAGGATTAGGCATAGGCAGAAAATTGAAGACTTAGTAAGGTCAGGAGTTACAAGTTATTCAAACGAAAATTTCTCCTTTGCCGTAAATAAAGAGGTGAAACAAGAATTTCCGATTAGTAACTTTGTAAGGTTTCAGGAAGTAAACGGTTTAAAATGTATAATAATTCAAAGTAAATTAAATTTTTAAAAAGTAAAATTATGGAAAAAGTAAAAGTAGGTCAACGTTGGAGCAACACAACGAGAAATCAAATCATTGAAATCATATCAATAGATAATGATAAATGTTGGTACACAATTATTTCAGATGAAGGAAATAATACTATTCACGATCACAAAAAAAATGAAAAGCATATTAACAGACTTTACACTTTGATTAAATGAAAGCACACAAATTTAATTACAAATGGAATTTAAAAGATACAGTATTCACAAAAGATAAAGGTAAAGTATTTAGTTGCTTTGCGTGTGGCGGTGGCTCAACAATGGGTTACAAGTTAGCGGGGTTTGATGTTATAGGACACAACGATATTGACAAAAAAATGATTGAAGTCTATAAAGCAAATCACAATCCTAAATTTTCATTTTTAGAATCAATTACAACTTTTGCAAAGCGTAAAGATTTACCAAAAGAACTTTATGAATTGGATATTTTGGACGGTTCCCCACCATGTAGCAGTTTTTCAATGGCTGGAAATCGAGAAAAAGATTGGGGCAAAGAAAAAATATTTAGAGAGGGTCAAGAATTACAAGTTTTAGATACTTTGTTTTTTGACTTTATAGATTTGGCAAAAGAGTTACAACCAAAAGTTGTAGTTGCTGAAAATGTTAAAGGTTTATTATTAGGAGCAGCTAAAGATTATGTAATTAAAATTTACGATGCTTTTGACAAAGCTGGTTATTATTGTCAACATTTTTTATTAGACGCTTCAAAAATGGGTGTACCTCAAAGACGTGAACGTGTATTTTTTATTTGTTTACGTAAAGACTTAGCAAAAGATTTTTTATACTGGCAAGATATGTTTACCGAAATTCCTGAAATTGAAATACAATTTAACGAAAAAGAAATATTATTTAAAGATGTTTATTTTAATTTAACTGATAGAACTTTAAGCGATAGATTTAAAGATGTATGGAGTAATAAAAAAGACGGGGATTTAGATTTTTCTTGTATTATGGATAGAATTGAAAATAGACCAAATTCATATTTTGCTTATAATTTTATTTATAATAATAAAGTTCCTAATACAATTATAGCAAATGACTTAAATGTATTATTTGATGAATGTAGACACTTAAATAAAATTGAATTGTGTAATATTGGAACTTATCCGCAAGATTACAACTTTTTAAAGATTAAGCCACATTATTTAATTGGTATGTCAGTACCACCAGTAATGACCGCACAAATAGCAACTGAAATTTATAATCAATGGTTATCTAAAATTTAATTTATGACAACAACACAAAAAGACGATTTAGCGCACATTGTTATGGCATCAATGCAACTTCAAAGCGCACTGCATACGCTCGATAATATCACTGGCGAGGGCAACAAGTTTAAGTTCAAAAAAAAGAAACAATGGAACGATTTTATAGACTATGTAAGGCGTTTTGGAGAACGAGAAGGTATTGAACTTTACGACTTGACAGCAACAATGACAGAGCAAAGTCAAAATTATGTTGATTGTGTCAACGAGTTTGACAAAGTTGCTGCAGAAATGAAAATATTTTTGCCTTAGTTTAGAAATAATTATTATATTTGTAATTCACATAAAGTAACGACCAATTACTAAGATTTTTTTTATTGAAACCTTGTTGATAGATGCCGTTTGGTCGTGGCTATATTGGCAAGGTTTCTTCATTTTTATACATTTTTATGGTAAGTATTTTTAAGCATGCAAAAGATTCAAACAGTGAACGAAATTTATCAATCGAAGCATTTTTTGATGGTATTAAAAACGGTCAGTGGCAAGATGAAATCCTGGATTATAGAACAGGAAAAAGAAAAAAAGAAACATTGCATGCCGTAACAGCAAGCGGAGTGTTTAAAGAAAGGAAAGCAAATAATTTGCTTAAACATTCCGGATTAATTTGTATTGATGTTGATGCAAAGGACCAGATTTGTGAAATTGACATTGAATCACTGAAAAGCGATCAATTTGTGCATTGCATACACCGGTCAGCTGGAGGGTTTGGGTTTGCCGTTTATGTAAAGATTGATAGTGAGCGACATTTAGACGCGTTTCTAGGCCTTGAAGATTATTTCTTTGTAAATTATTCAATCGTTGTAGATAAATCATGCAAAGACGTTTCAAGACTTAGATTTGTTTCCTATGATCCTGAATTATTAATTAATGAAAAGTCAAAAGTTTTCAAAAAATATCTTAAGAAAAAAGAAGTTGAACGCAAAAATTATAAACCATTTGTAGTTAAGTCAGATTTTGATGACATGGTTAACCAGGCAAGCTCAATGAATCTTTTTGATGAATATTCAGATTACATAAAATTAGCCTTTGCTTTAGCTTCGGAGTTTGGAGCAAATGGAGAAAATTATTTTCATTCACTTTGTAGAGCTTCGTCAAAATACGATGAAGTAAAAGCATCAAAACATTATCAAAAAGCATGTGCAAGAAAAGAAACCGGCGTTTCTATTGCAACAGTTTATTGGAAGTTTAAAGATGCCGGAATTTCTTTGACATCTGAAAAAACAGAAACAATTAAATCCGTTATTAAACTTTCAGAAAATCCAAAGGAAACTTTAAAAGAATTAGGCATTGAAGACAATGATAATATTGTTGAAAATTTAAAACCTGGCACTAAGGAAAAAACAGAGCTAGATGAAATCATTGATTTGATAAAATTGAAAAAAATTAAATTTAATGAAATAACTAGAAACTTTGAAATGAAAGGCCAGGAAATGACAGATAGAGAAATGGCGCAATTTTATTCATTAGTTTGGCATAAAATAGATGAAAAAATATCTAAAGATAAAGTTTGGACTTTAATACAATCAAAAGAAAATACACCTAGTTTCAATCCTATTCATGACTTCTTTTTAAACAATCAAAATATCATTCCGGAAAATGAATTTGATAAACTAAAATCATGTTTTACAATAGACGCGCAAATTTTCAAAGATGAGGAGTTTTGGAATATTGAAGACTATTTGGATATCTATTTAAAAAAATGGTTACTTGGTATTATCGGTTCTAGTTTCGGTACTTATTCGCTTATGATTTTGGTATTGGTAGGAGAACAAGGAGTAAGAAAAACAGAATTTTTTAGAAATCTTTTACCAAAGGAACTTCGTAAATATTACGCTGAATCAAATTTGGATGAGGGTAAAGATTCTGAAATTTTAATGTGTAAAAAATTGTTAATTGTAGATGATGAATTTGGAGGAAAATCAAAAAAAGATGCTACAAAATTGAAGCGTTTATCTTCACAACAAACATTTTCTATTCGCGCGCCTTATGGTAGAATAACGGAAGATTTAAACCGTTTAGCAGTGCTTGGTGGAACTTCAAATGATAGCGAAGTAATAAACGATCCAACCGGAAACAGACGTATAATTCCAATTAACTTAATTGCTTTTGATATTGATAAATTTAAAGGTATTGATAAGACAAAATTATTTATTGAATTGTACAACGAATGGAAAATTGATCCTCAAGGTTGGTTTTTAGAAAAAGGAGAAATAGACTTTTTAAATCAATCAACTTTAAAAAATACTGAGGTTTGGCAAGAAGAGGATTTAATTTCTAGGTACTGCAAATTTGACCAATATAATTACATGACTTCAACGGATATCAAATTGGGCCTTGAAAAGCAATTTCCATCACTTCGCACAAACACAAAAAGAATTGGCCAGGCACTTAAAAAAGTTGGAATAGAACAAGAAATGAAAAAAATAAATGGAAAATTAATGCGCGTTTACCGTTTACAAATTGATTTATAACAACATCTGTAAACCTTAACTTGTTAAATATCAGAATGGAGTTTACAGTTACAGATAAAAGTTGTTTTTTTGTTAGGATAGCCAACGTGAAAAAAAAATTAAAAAAAAAATTAAAAATAATTTCATGTAGGTAAATATGTAAAATAATGTGTTAATCTGTAAATCTGTAAACTCGGTATTGTGGCACAGATAGTTAGAGGTTTACAGATGTTTACAGATGGTATACAGATAAAAAATAAAAATATGCTTAGAAATTATCAAAATTTGGCGATTGACCAAATAGAAAAAATAAACGGAAATGTAATGTTACAGATGCCAACAGGAAGTGGTAAGACATTTACATTTTGTGAATTGGCAAAAAGACACTTTGCTGAAAATATCCAAAAAGTACTAATTGTTGTACACAGACAAGAACTTTTGCAACAAGCGTTTTTATCACTTGGAGAAAAATGTTTTAAAATTGAAAAAGGAATAAAAGTAATTCCGCATGATTACGATTTTTATGTGGCAATGGTTGAAACATTAAACAGACGAATAGATAAACTTCCTGGTTTTGGTTTGGTTATTATTGACGAAGCTCACATAGGAAATTTCAGAAAGTTACCATTTTTTGACAAGGTCGAAACAAAAGTTGTTGGAGTTTCTGCAACACCGGTAAGCGAAAAACCATTAGCCGATTATTTTCACAGTTTAATAATGCCTACAAATATTCCTTATTTGATAGAAAATAAATTTCTTTTGAATTGTGAAGTTTATGGTTTTGCAAGTGATCTCGTTTCAAAGCAAAAATTTAAAATAAGAGGTGGAGATTTTGACGAAAAAGAAATGGAAGATTTTTATTCGTCTGAAAAAATGGTTAAGAATGTAATTAATGCGTATTGGTCCAAAATAGCCGGGAAAAAGACAATCATTTTTAATGTAAATGTAAATCACAATTTAGCTGTTTTTAACGCATTTAAAAATGAAGGTCTTAATGTGTATTCAATTACTGGAGAAACACCAACAAACGAAAGAAAAAAGGCAATAGAGGATTTTAAAAATGATGCGCATGGAATAATGTGTAATGTAGGAGTATTAACAACAGGTTACGATGAGCCAACAGTTGAGGCTATTGTTTTAAATCGTGCTACAAAATCTTTGCCTTTGTATTTACAGATGATTGGTCGAGGTTCCAGGTTAAGCCAAAATAAAGATAAATTCTTTGTTATTGATTTGGGTAAAAATACAACTAGACATGGTTTTTACGATGACTTTTTTGATTGGAAAACTATGTTTGAAAAAGGCACTAAAAAAGAAAAGAAAGGAAACAAAGAAAGCGCAGCACCAATTAAGGAGTGTCCAGGTTGCGGGTTTATTCAACATACACGAAAAGTTGTTTGTGAAAATTGTGGCCATGATTTTGAAGAAGAAAGAGAAAAGCAAGCTAAAGAAGAAAAGGACCAACAGTTATTTTTATTGACTAGAGATAAACCAATAAACATTCCAACAGATAAACTTTACCAATTAGCTGAAGAGAGATCCTGGAAACCGTATGCGGTACTTCATAAAATTGCAGAACACATTGTGAATTATCAAAGTAAATATGAAAGCATTGTAACAAATGAATACAGCAATAGTATGGGAATTATTGAACTAGAAAAATGGTGCAAGAAATACGATAAGAAAAATAACGGTTGGCATAAAGAATTTATAATAAATTTACTAGATGAAAAAAGACGAATCAAAAATTCAGCAAGAAATAGTAATTTGGTTTAATAACAATTATTGTTTAAAAAATAGTAATCCACAATGTTTAATTTTTAGCGTTCCAAACGAGGGAAAAAATGCAAGGGAACAAATGTATAAAAAAGCATTAGGTATGAAATCCGGAGTAAGTGATTTAATTGTTATTATTCCAAACAAAATTTTATTTATTGAGTGTAAAGATGAAAAAGGAAAGCAAAGAGAAACGCAAATAGAGTTTGAAAATAGCGTTAAAAAATTAGGTTTTGAATATCATTTAGTTAGAACGCTTGCAGAATTTCAGGATATAGTTAAAGAATATTTATAAAATATTAGTTTATTAAAATAATAGTGTTATATTTGCGTATGAAAAAGAATGAACGTAACGCGGGACGTAAAGCAATTAAAGACGGCGTCCAGGTACAAGTTAGGGTAACACGTAAAAACGTTCCTACATTGAAAGAATTTGCAAAGACATTGCAAGAATTTGAAACGAAAAAAACGAAAAAAGATGAGTGATTCATTATTTATTGCAACGGTTGTATTAACGTTTGCATTTTTGACGATTACGATTATCAAAGCTGATAGAAAGCCTAGATACGAAATTAGGTACATTAACGGTTGGTTTGTTATTCAGCACAGCAAAAGTCAAGAAGTTGTTAAGAGATTCAGAAATCAAGAACAAGCGGAAATTTGGTTTAACGAAAATTGTAATCAATTATGAAAACAGGTATTTATTGGTTTGCTTTTTTAAGCGAACAAGAACAAAGGGAGTTTAGGATAAATTGTGATGATTTTTACGAATACATGGATTCAGAAATAGAAAGTTTTGAAGATTTTATAGACTTTGCTTTTGATTGGATTGATACACCGCAGGGTCAAGGTTATTGGCGTGAAATATCTAAACGCAAAGTACAATGATTAGCGCTACACAATTACAGTCGTTAGACTTTGAGTATGATGAGGATTGTAATTCTTGGAATTACAAAGATATTACTATTTTTATTAATTTCACAAAAGATTTGTATGGTAAATCTGAAATTACTGTTGATTTAAGCGATTTTGAATTATACGGAATAAGAGATGTAAGAGATTTACGAAAATTAATTGAATTGGTTTATGGAAAATGAAGCTAAAATAAAAGCACTAGAGTTAATGCAAAGGTTTAACGAGCCTACTATGCAATGGGACGAACTAGATGGATTTATAGCAAACAAATACGCTGCTAAAACATGCGCATTAATTTTATGCGATGAGTTAATAGAATTTGAAAAACAAATTATTTTGCAATTAGAAAAAGATGCACATTTAAAAGGTGGGGTATTAATAGTTAAAAATTTACTTTGGGAACAAGTTAAACAAGAAATCGAAAAATTATGAGAAAATTTAACAGAAACGAACCGCTTGGTAAAAACTTTGAACGAATGATTTTTGGAGTAGCAATAGTTGTTATTTTTGCAATAGTTGCGAAATGTAGCGGAGTAATGCCGAAATAAAAATAAAGTTGTACATTTGAATAAATATTTTATACTTTGAGCGAACTTTTAAAACTTGTTTCAGAAAAGCATAACGATTGGATTAGGATTGTTAGGTCGTTTGGCGAAGTAGATTTTCATGAAGATATAGTTCAGGAAATGTATTTAAAAGTTCACGCACACAAAGACAAAGATGTTTGGATCAGGAATGATAAATTAAACGTTTCCTATATTTATTCAATATTACACAATTTATTTTACGATTTACAAAGGAGCAAAAGCAAAGTTTTAAAAGTTGGGGTTGAAGTTTTAGAAAATTTTAGCGACAATGATTTAAATTTTGATATTGAAAAGAATGAGCTGAATAAAATTATAGATAGCGAAATTCAAAGCTGGGACTTTTACGATCAAAAACTTTATGAAGTTTATACGATTCATGAAAAGTCAATAAGAAAAATACACAAAGCAACTGGAATAAGTGTACGAAGTATTCACACCACTTTAACAAACTGCAAGAATAGAATAGTTGAACGAGTTAATAACGAAATGAAATGATAGAAGTAAAAATATTTCTCAAAGAAGAAGAAATTAAAAATATATTTGATGAAGTTAAAATAATATCAATAGTTTATAAATCACAAAATGAATTATCAAAATTATTTAAACGTGAAATGATTTTAGAAACATTTAATGCACCATGTGAAATTGAAAAAGAGGATAGGTATTTAATGGTATTTAAAAGTAAATAATAATGAAAGAAATATTTAAAATTATAAACGATGCAATCATTAATTTACATAATGATATTGCAGAAAGTAAACGCTTAAACAAATCTTTGTGGAAATCAAATGAGCATATTATAGAAGAAAATAGAATGCTTAGGAACGATTTATACGAATTAAGCAAAATGTATGAAGAATTAAAAAACAAGAAATAATGGGAAGACCAAGAAAAAAAGCACAAGGATTAGGCGATACAGTTGAAAACGTTTTAGAAGCAACTGGAATAGCAAAAGTAGCAAAGTTTATACTAGGCGAAGATTGTGGATGCGATCAGCGAAAAGCAAAGTTAAATAATTTGTTTCCATACTCAAAACCACTTTGTCTTGAAGAGAGTGAATACAACTATTTACACGAATTTTTTAAGAAGCCAGTAACAACTTTAAAACCTAGTGAGCAAAACGAATTGTTAAGGATGTACAAACGAGTTTTTAATTCAAAACAAGAAGCGACTAATTGTACTTCATGCTGGATAAAAATCATTAATGAGCTAAAAACAGTTTACAACGAATACAAAGATTAAGACTTTAATTAATTAATTTATATTAATTATGGATAAGAGAGCAAATAATGGTGGACATTCAACTGCTGGAAAAGCTGGAAGACCAAGCGTAAAAGATGAACTTAAAGGAATTGATTTAGCAAGTCCACACGTTGCAGATGCTTTTAAAACTATTGTAGAAATAATGCAAAGTAAAGAAAGCAACTCTAGAGATAGGATAGCAAGTGCAAAAATTCTAATTGAATACGGTTGTGGCAAACCAAAAGAAACGATTGATAATACACACACAATAAATAATTTTGAGTTAAAAGATATTTTCAGCTTTGATAGTTCTAAATGATAAATTCAAACCATTATTTAATTCAACGTCTCGTTATTTTATTATAACGGGTGGTCGTGGTAGTTCAAAATCATTTGCTTTAAATTCATTTGCTTCATTACTTTCATACGAAGCAAACACAAAGATTCTATTCACACGGCACACTATGACAAGTGCGCATATTTCAATTATTCCAGAATTTAAGGAAAAGATAGAATTGATGCAACGTGAACAAGACTTTTTAATTAACAAAACAGAAATTTACAATAGGTTATCAGGTAGTGAAATTCTATTTCGTGGTATTAAAACGAGTTCAGGAGATCAAACCGCAAACCTTAAATCATTGCAAGGAATAACAGATTGGATAGTTGATGAAGCAGAAGAACTAACAAATGAAAACACCTTTGATAAAATTAATTTATCTATTCGTAGCAACAAAAAACAGAATAGAGTTATTTTAATACTTAATCCAGCAACAAAAGAACATTGGATTTATAAGAAATTCTTTGAGGAAAAAGGAGTAAGCGAGGGTTTCAATGGAACGATTGGAGATACTACTTACATACATACAACGTACCTAGATAACATTAAGCACTTGCCTGAATCATTTGTTAACGAGATAGAGCAAATGAAAGTTAAGCATCCAACTAAATATAATCATCAAATATTAGGGGGTTGGTTAGACAAAGCAGAGGGTGTAATATTCACGAATTGGTCTATTGGAAAGTTTGAGAATGTAGGTACTTCGGTATTCGGTCAAGATTTTGGATTTAGTAATGATCCAACTACATTGGTAGAAACTTCAATAGACAAAGCAAACAAGAAAATTTACTGTAAATTACATTATTATAAAACGCACCTTACAACAAGCGATATTTTACAACTTAATACAAACTATGCTAATCGTAATTTAATTGTAGCAGATAGCGCAGAACCACGTTTAATTGCAGAACTACAAACAAAGCTCAATATAGTTGGAGCAGTCAAAGGACCAGACTCAGTAATTTACGGAATTTCTTTACTTCAGGATTACGAATTAATCATAGATCCTGAAAGTATTGAAATCATAAAAGAGTTAAATAATTACTGTTGGTTGGAGCGCAAAAGTAAAACACCAATAGATATGTATAATCACACGATTGACAGTATCAGATATAGTGTAAGCTATCAATTAAGCGGTGGATTGAGTTCTAAGGTTTACGTTTACTAAGGGATACATAAAAACAAAATAAAAGTCTATTTAATATGAAGATTGAAATTAATTTACCAAGTGATTTAAGCGAAGTTTCGTTATTGCAGTACCAGGAGTTCCTAAAAGCAACTGAAAATAATACGGATGAGGAATTTTTATCTCAAAAGATAGTTTCTTTGTTTTGCAATATACCTATGCAGAACGTACAATTTATGAAGTTTACAGATGTTGCTGATATTGTTACGCACATGGTTAATCTATTCAATACAGATAAACACAAATTTGTAAACCGTTTCTTTATTGGTAAAACAGAGTTTGGATTTATTCCTAATTTAGAAACAATTAGCACTGGCGAATACATCGACTTAGAGTTTCTCT